GGTAATGAAGAAGATTCATATAAAAACACTTGATATGAACCTAAATTCTGAACAGTATATGAAGCTCCATTAACTAAAGATTGATCTGAAGTTAAGTTTAACCAATCACCTGTTATTTTAATTAAATTTGTCATATTGAATCCTTAAATTAAATTCTTAATTTCCTTCAAATTTCTCTTACATCAAAAAATGCTGATACAGATGGACGAGATTGCCAATCTAAAACATCAGTTACTGTTGACCTATAATAAATAGATAATATATCACCGTCATTTAAATTAACAGGAATTAAATCTGCATATATATTTCCACCTGCATCTTTTCCAGCTATTTGATATGTACCATTAGCATTAGGTACTGCAACATTATTTTTGTATAAGGTTATAAGCCAATCACCATCGAAATCATTATTAGCAAGCATAAATGTAGCTTGATACCACCCAGGTTTTGTGATTATTATTTCTCCATTTCCAGGAATAGGTAATAATCCATTATTAAGAAATGAAGAAAAACCAATAGCTTTTGTATCTGTTTGTTGAGCAGTTGGCAACACTGGATCAGTACCAAAACTATATATTCTTGAAAATAGTTTTTCATTAGTATCAATATTATTTAAAAATATTGTATTATTTAAAATTATTGGCATATTATCCCCTTATGGTGCTATATATGAATTAGGTGTATTAAATCTTACAAAATTATCTAAGCTAATATCACATTCTGAACCATTATCTCCAACAATTGATACAACTAACTTATAACCATTCCCAGAACCTAAAGGAGAAGGCAAGCTTGCGGTATCTGCAATTGTTGAGAATAAACAACTAAATACTCCTGAACTTGTTTCCTCTGAAATATAATTAGCGTATCCTAATGTAAATGAACTAAGTGGGTTATATAATCTTATATTTATTATAAATTTTGAATTTAATGCACCTGGCTTATTCCAATTAAATGTGAATCTGAATGTATTTGTACATCCCAATGATCTAAATTCTAAAAATGTATCATTAACAAAATCATAGCTTGAAGTTTCATCTTTATCAGTTTCAGATATTGGATAATGTGTTGTTGGAGCTGAACTTATTCCTAGTGGAGAAACATAATTAAACTCTTGTTCAGCTGTTGGTACTCCTGCAGATGTAGTTGTCATAGAAACAGCAGGTTTAATGCTATTCCCGTCATTTACTTTAACAACGCCTTCAGTTTCTCTAAATTGGGTATTTAATGCTATAGCATTTCCATCAACAGTAGATAAATCTCCCCAATATGTTCCAATTACATCTAATACTGGGTCTTGATTTGAATTTGCTTGTTTTGCAAAATATGGTGAGCCATTGCTCCCAACTACGGTCGCCCCCTGAACGTATGGTATTGTTGAATCCCATTCTAATCCTCCGCCATAGGTTGTTGTTAGATTAGCTAATAAACTCAATCTATAAAATTCATTATTAACATTCTCACGCTCAATTTGAACTCCGCTGACAGCTGGGTCTTGTTCATATTGAATACCCCAACCTGTATTCAGTGGGAATGCTGGTGCACTTCTATCGCCAGTTAATGCCCAAATATCGGTACTTAAAAAAATTGAATCACTATCTCTAGCCATTATGATAACCTTTTATATGATATTTCTGTTATTGTTTTGATGTCTAAATTATGTGAATGGCCTGCACCACTTCCAACCGTACTTGAATAAGCATTTTTGCCAGTAACGTCCATCCTTGCAGCAGTTCCAAAACTTGGACCAGCACCATATATAAAAACACCACCAGGATTAGGATCGAATCTAGCTCCAGATAAATGTCTATGGGGTGGCAGTTCTGATTCACGTAATACATGAGATTCAGTCGTGAAAGTTCCACCTAAACTTGAATTTAGTGTTTTAGTTCCTGATGCTACTCCACCATTTCCAGGGGCTGCGGTAACCGATGCATTTCCAGCGCCAATTAATTCCCATGTTACTCCTAATATGCCATTTAATGGCGGTGTATTATTGGAATAAGTTGTCCATTTTGCACCAACTGGGCACATGAAATCTAAAATAACTTTAAGACCTTCATTAGTAATATTACTTAAATTATCATCAAGAGATTTTTCAGCACCAATTAAATAAAAATTATTATCTGAAGAATTTTTAATTAGTGAAAAAACATTATTTTCTTGGTTACTCAAAGTATATGTAGTTACTAACGAATCATCTCTATAAAATGACTCACCAGAAAAAGCCAAAATTGTAATGTCAGAATTACCACTTGATACAAAGTCCATTCTAAAATCATCATCAACAGACGTATTCGCAGGCAATTGCAAGGTTACTGGGTTTGATGTTCCAGAATTATCCAATATATATAATCTACTGCTGTCAATGTTGTTGATATTTTTAGTACCAGAGGCAACAACATTTGAATAAGAGTCAGCATTGCCAACAGCAACCCAATCAGTATTAGCATTATTTCTAATATATAAAGTTTTATAACTTGTATTATTCCAGAATTGTCCTGCTACTGTAGGTGAAGGCTCAGACGCTCCAGTGTAATTATTTTTTAATTGTGATAAATTTTCTGACGTGCCGAAAGTCATTTGCTTATTCAAAGTACTTGCACTAAACGTAATATTTGAATCAGTTAATATCTCATATGAATTTATCTGAACGCGTGACCCAACAATGTGCGTATAAGTATACCGTCCATTTGCTATTTTTGCAGAAAAATCACCAATAGAAACGTTTGATAAATCAGAATTTGCTTTATCGCTTAAATTTGATACAAATCCAATGGTAACAGTATTTGTCAATGCATTCTGTGAAATAGTAACATTTGCATCATGAGCAAAAGTTATTTTCAAAGGTGTCCAATTTGTACCACCATCTAAAGTTGGATCATTATTTGAATTCTGGGTTACTGCTATGTATCTTGCGTTATCACTTCCTAAAACAGTTGCACCAATTTCATATATGATCGTTGCATCCCAATATAGATTTGAACCAAATCTATTAACGTCATATCCTAAAGCTGAAAATTTATTGAACTCCCCGTTTACTAAAGTTCTAGATACTGTATTTCCTCCAACTTGTGAATAAGTTGAATCCCAACCGATTCTAGGGTCGAATGGTGGGCTTGTGGTATCTCCATCAGCTGCCCATACATCATCAAATAAAACTATACTGTTTGTAGTTCTAGTCATTCACTAGCATCCTTTTAATATAATGTTGGCACAAAAGAAGCATTATAAAAATTTGTTGCATTACTTTGACCCGCAAAACCAAAATATTTTCTTGAGCTTTGTGGGTATTGATAACCATAATATTTAACTCCAGCTACTTTAGGTAAAATACCTGTTTGTATTATAGCTGAAATTGTATAATATGGTGTGTCGTAGATAACGACTGTAACTTTTAAATTTTCATGGTCAACTATATATCCTTTGCCAAATGCTTCGGTTAATATTTTATTAGTTTGATAAACGCTTCCATCAAAGAATAATCCATCAATCCATGCTTTTAATAATTGTTTATATAATGAATCACCAGCAGGAATTAAAGGTTGATCTTCACCATAATAAAACGGTGCTTGATCAAAATTAGTTCCATTAAGATCAAAACCAAAATACTCAAAATCTCCAGTTGGCAATGCTGGTCTTGGGTATCCATGATTCCAACCAATTCTATCTAATAACCAACCAAATGCATTATCAATTGATATTCCTTTTTCAAATTCACATAGAATATCTAATTGTTTTTGTTGTATTAAATTATTGAAACCATTAATAACACCAATTAAGTTTGGTGAGTATTCATATTGAGTAATGATTAAATCAATATTATTTGTTATATCTTGACAAGCCATTATGTCACCGTAATATTAATATTAGTTGAATCTATTGTAGCAATTTCAGTCAAATCTATAATTGTATCTGCTGCAACTAATGTATCACCAAGTCTACCAAGTAAATATGAATTAACTTCATGACCTATTACTTGGTTTATTGGAGTATATAATCTTGAGTAAATTACATCATCTGCAATACCATATCCACCTGTTTGATATCCAGGTGAAACTTCAAAAGTTCCATTAAAATAATCTACTATATTTTGTTTAATCTGATTTATACCATCACTTGGAAAATTGCTATTAGTTGTTATATTTAATTCAATTTCTATATCTACTTGTGATGCTCTATAAAAATTAATAGCAAGATTTGTGTAATATGATGAATCTGTATAAAACCCACTAATATTACCTTGTGTTGGAACGCCAACAGGCTTTTTAATTCCAATTGCATCAATAATATCTTGATCAGAACCACCAAATAGCACACAAGCAATTGTATGACCATTAATACTTACATTATCAATTACAACTGGATCATCTTCATCATTTTGAACAACTATTGCATCTTGAACATCTTCAATTTCTAATAGATTTGCTTTTATTGAACCAATCTGACTTATAGAATTTGTTTTTACACTATCTAAATATCTATTTCTAAACTGTGTGTCTGTTTCTGTTGGCGTACCTGTTATACCATCTGTTGGATTATTGATTGTTTCCCATCCTGCTATTACATCAATAATTTTAGTTAATGTTCCAGCTAAAACAGTAATTTCACCTTCATCTTGTGCAACCATAATGCCATTTGCTGTTCCAGATGATATTGTGACTTCTTCTTTTAATGTAAATTTATTTCCTGAAGTATCTTCAGCTAATGTGCCAGCAGGTATGATTGTTCCATTAACCCCAGTTAAAACAACATTTACTTCAGTATTTATAGCAGCCTTTCTGAATATATCTAAATTTGATGCTAAATAGTCAATTTGTAATCCTACTGCTGTATAAATAACTGTTGCATTAAACATATCAATTATAGAATTATCTGATGTTTCTAATGCTTGTGCTAAAAATCCAATTAATTGACCTTGTCTAGTCTCTGGGTCTGTATTAAATGAATCACCAAAAACTTTAGTAAATATTTCATTAATATCTGCAACATACTCACTTAGTTGTGTTGATTCAATACCATTATTATTTATTTCAGCCATTAAATGTAAACTCCGTTGAACCATATACACTATTTATTGTAGCACTATATGAAAATTTTCTAGTATTACTATTTAACCCATAGCTAACATTAATTACGGATGTAACATCAGATTCTTTTAAAATCTCGTTTGTAAATATGCTTGCCACAATATCTTTATTTTTGTTAGCTCCAAATACATTATCAAAATATGGAACTCCACGATTGGTTGCTAAAAACCATTCTGCATAAAATAATTTTAATCTTTGATTTAATTTATCTGCCAATGCTTCAATATCATAAATTAGAACTAAATTACCACTTGTATCTATATAGAGATCATTGTTTTCATTGCCACCAAATGTTGTCATAGACATATTTACAATCCTTAATTCTTCGGAATTCCTGTATCTCCACCGCTGTCCCCAGTATGAATATGTGTGCTTAAATCAACGCCTAACGTAGTTGTTATTGAACCAGCATTTTCAATATTTTGACCATTCATATCAATACCACTTACCATGTTCGCAGAACTTCCACTTAAACCACTATAACTTGGTGCAAATACTGGAACACTGCTTATTAATGATGACGCATTTAAGGTTAATGTAGCACCACTAATGTTTGCTTGCATTTGAGAATCATCAACAGTTAATGTATTTGAACCTTTTTTTATTTCTACTTTGCCTGTTTCTACAATTATAGCATTGTTACCATCTTCACTTTGCATAGTTGCTCCGCTAGATGATGATGGAGTTATATTTAATGCTCCAAAACCTGCTATTGCAATGGAGTCTTTTAAACTTAAAAGTGAATCTGAATCAGGTAACGCTTGCGTAAATGTTTTTTTAAAATTAGTGATTCCCCTTTGAGAAAATATCAATAAAACACCTTCGCCTTTTTTCATTGGCATAGTAACAGTAAACCCGCCACCACTTGGAAATACGACAGGAACATCAACCAAAACTGGTAATGCTTGCGACCCACCTGTGGTGAATGTTCTTTCAATTGCAGGTAAAACTTGTGCGCGTTTAGTTGTTTGGTCATAACTTTGAACAATCCCAGGTAAACAAGTATATAATTTCTTGAATTGCTGAGTGAAAACAAACTCTAATGCTTGACCGAAAGTTTGATACTCAATTTCATTATTTAAATTACTCACTACCAGTCTCCGAAATTGAAACGCATTCTAGTTTTGTCACGAATTCACCCTCAATGGTATCACCTTCATAAACAATGCTTATCACTTTGTACAAACCATTTAATTCTTGGTTTAAAATATTCGTTGTTCTGCCTGTTGTGGTTAACGTTGTTGTTTCTAAATCAACCAAAACATAATCACTTAATACTATTCCAGTATTTAGCAAAGTTGTTATGTTAACACCTTTTTCAGTTTTAACAGGTATATTAACTAAACCAACTGAACTATCAATCGTAAATGCTTGCTCTTCATTTGGCTGGCCAGTCAATGAAAATTTAATTTTATCTCCATCTATAAAATAATTTATACCTAATGGTGGTAAAAGTAATTTAAATAAATCGCTTACTGTACCGCTAAAACTAAAATTAAACTGCTGAGCGCTTGCAGGAATTAAATTTGAATATTGAGAAACTAAACCAGTTAATCCAATAGCATCAGTAACTATTTGTCTGGTTGAGATTAATCCTGCATAAGTTTTATTAAAATATGCGTTATTCACTAAATTTGGTAAATTAGTAACGTACATTTTAGTTATTGTATCAACGCCTTTTTTTGATATCTGAACTTTATCAATTTGACCAACATAAATATTTGATACTTCACCATCATAACCCGCTAAAAGCTGAACATATAAATTTCTATTTTTTATGAAAGATTGTGTATCACCTTTTAAATTCCATATTGAAATTGAATTATGGCTTGGCAATTCACTTGATTGGTTTTTTGTTAATGTAAAATTAATTTTTAATTGATCACCAGCAAAATCTTTTGGTATTAAAATGCCTTGAGCAGAAGTTGCCCTAATATTTGAAGGTACTGCAGATAAATTCTCACTTACAATAACTTGAGCATTTCTTTTATAGTATCTAGCTGCCATTTTGCAACCCCAAATAATATTCTTTTTCTGAAGATGACAAATAATACAAACCAAAAACATTGTTAAAATCATTTCGGCCAATATTTTCAAAGGTCTCTGAAACTGACCCAGCTATGATGTCTCCTACAAAATCAGTAAACATATTGCCAAAAACTAAATAATTCGGCGTTAATCTTCTATTAATCACGTATGGTGTGTTATCAACAGTATTATAAAGGCTAATGAACCAACTTTCGGAAACTGTTTGAAACCTCATTAATATTGTGATTGATTGACCGCCTAAAGTTACTTTAAAAATTTGATTCGCATCTGACGATAAAAATATTTGTTGCATGTTATCCACCAATGAAACTATTTAATAAAGATATTGATGTGCTCGAAGTATTTTTAGTACCACCATTTACAATATCTGTTGAATTTATTGCTGGGTTATTATCGCCTTGTACATTGATTGGCGAAAATGTGTCTTGCGCTGTATCTACGAGCTTTACTTCTTCAAATGATAGATCAAAGATTAAGTTTGTTCCAGTTTCATAATCAATTCGTGTTTTAACGCCTGTTATTAGCATATTTTCATAAGTCTTAACAGTTGTTATTACTTGAAATCTTTCTCTTTCATTTGCAAATTGATCTAATAACGCCCAACCTGTTTTTGGTTTTTGCGTTGTTACGATGCCTGTTGAGCCAAACAAAAAATTAACATCTATCGTTAATTCTTGAATATTCGTTATCATTCCGCTTAATTTTATTTTATATGGTTTTCTATAAGCATTATCTGATATTGTGCTACCATCCTCGACCGGATACCTAGTGATATCGACACTTATTTCGTGTTCTTCTGCATACCATAAGTCAACACTTTCTAAACCTATAACTTGAATATTATCCGTTCCGAATATTACACCTGCTATATCTGAAACTAACGGCATAAATTACCTCGCAATACTATTATCAGCGTTGATAGCTGCACTTCTGAATTGTTGTCCTAATGAATCTTGTACTTTTTTACTTGTCATTGCTGCTATTTGTTCTGGGTCTGCATTTGTTGTCGCATTTACTGTTACATTTACTGTATTTTGATTGCTTTGATTAAATTGTCCTAAGCGTGATTGGGGTATTATATTTCCTTGAAATCCGCCTGTTATTTGATCATTTGCAGTTTGTGCACCTTTAATAAATGATTGAACACTACCTTTATTACTAAATTGGCTAAGATCAATAACATTGCCTTGAATTTTTTTCATTGGTTTTGATTGAGGCTCATCTTCACTGCTTCCCAATCCAACTAAATTTAATGCCTTATTGACAGTATTTTTAACAAATTTGAACCCTGAAACTATTTTATCTATAAAACCATCCCAAGCGCCGATCAATGAATTAATAATACTATCCCAAACACCGATAATAGTATTTTTAACGCCTGAAAATATGTCTCCAATAAAATTTACAGAATTCTTCAGTGATGAAACTGATTTATTCCATGACGCTATGAAAAAATTAGAAATTGAATCAAATATGCCTTTTGAAAAATTATATAAACCTGATAATTCTTCACCTATATAATTTGCAATTCCGTCAAATGCGGACAATATTTGAGTCCTAAATTTATAGGCTACAAAGACTAATGCTACAATAGCAATAATTATTGCATCAATAATTAATAATATTGGCGATGCAGCGAGTTCAACTATTGCAAATGTTGTTGCTAACGCTCTCAAAGCTTTAACAAAAGCAATTATTTTTTCAACTCCCCACAAAATTCCCATTCTTGCTAGAATAATGGACAGCCCTATTAAAACAGCTTTTGAAGTTAACAACCATTTTACTAAAGATTTAATTACTGAAATGAAAGACAAAATTGAATTTCTAACGTTATCAATTTGCTCATTTGATAACCCTAACCATTTTGAAAAATTTCCAAATGCTGAATCGCCTTTTCTCAAAAATACCCATAAATCTTGAATTACTAACACAAGAATCGTTATGCCTGCTGCTACTCTTGTAAATGGCAAAAGCATTTTTGCTACTCTAACAGCAATTACAGAAGAAATTATGCCCAAGAATAATGCAAACGTTTCAAATGCTGCCTTTGCTTCTTGCGTATGATTTTTAACTGCTTCACCCCATTCTTCGAAAATGGCAGCCAATTTATCCATTAAAGTAGTAAATATAGATACACTAGAAGACGCTTTACCAATTTCACCAATAAAAAACGATAGACTGTTTGTAATGGCCATAAATGCCATTGGAATTGTTCTTGACATCAAGCCAAATTGCTTAGTCAAATCAGCATTTGAATCTTTCAATATTTTGATAAAATCTGCCGTAGCAAGTTTATTACCTTCGACAGCTTCTTTCCAGTCAACTCCCATTGATCTGAAATGATTAACGATCAATGCTTGAAGTGCTGGAACATCTTTCATCGCATATCTAAGCTCTTGATAATTTACAGTAGCTCCAGATATTGCTTTAGTCAAATCTTGCATTGCAGCTTTTGCAGTGCGCGTTTGTGTTCCATTGATTGCAAAAAGCTTATTTAAAGTATCAAAGACTGTCATTTTGTCTGCTTCGCTTGCTGCATCTCCAAGCGATACGGACATTTGTTGGTACAATTCTGAGTTGGCCTCAATAGATGTGCCAGTTTTATTAGAAATATTTAATAATTTGCTAAAAACGTCATTCAACTGAGCGCCAGCCAAACCAACTGATTTTAATCTATTGGTAACTAGATCAAATTCATTATTTAATTCAACTAGCTTTTCGATTGCAAAAATGCTTACTATTCCAGAAAACAAATGCTGTAGATTTAATAGCGCAACATTTAAAGCTTTAGTTTCAACTTCAATGCTTCTTACACCAGCTTCAGCTTGTTTTAAACCAGCTGTATTTGATTTAAAATCGATCAAAGTAACTAAAGTGTCGATTACTGTTGCCATTTATTTATTCCTATTTTTTCTTTCTATTGCCTTCTGTAATCTTATCTCATTTTCATTTTTAACAGCTAAAATTTCATTCATTATATAAAAATCATGTAATGAAAGTTCATATATATCTTTATATTGGCATAATCCATTCATTATAGGGATTGCCAATAATGGCGATATATTTTCGAAATTTACTGAGGTAAACTCAATTTCTTGCCCCCTGTTAATTTTTGGAATCTTTTGGACAATGATGGCAAAAAATTTACGCAGATACCTCGCAATAATATTTCAAAAACTTCATCAAATTCTAAAAATGGTTCAATCAATTTTTTACCACTTCCGCTATCACCCCAAAGATTAATATATTTAGGATAATTACCGTTAGGGCTGGTTTTAAACGAAATATAACGATATAAAATTGGCTCAAGTTCATTTTCAATGTAATCAATATCTAATCCGCTTATTGCGTTTATTAAAATGTTCGTTTGAAATTTATTATCTGACATTTCTAAATCTTTTATTTCACCAAATATTTTTTTAAATAATGAAATAAATAATTTTTCACCAGTAAATGCAGGTATTTTATCAATCTTGATTGATACATTTTGCAAATTGAATTCTGATTTACAATATTCTTTTTTGAATTCTTCTAAATTCATTTTTATTCCTTATTCATAACATAACCTAATTGTTATTACCTAAAATGTGACAACAAGCGTTAGGTTAATTCGCCTTTCGATAGCTAATCTAGTTGTCACAAACATATTATGGGCTTTCAAAAGAACCAGTAATAGTTTCAAAGTCGATAACTTGAAACTCAAATACATATGACATCGTGCCAGGTGCGCCTTTACCTAACGTATAACCATTGGGCGCATTTTTTAAAACGCCTTTGTCCAAAGTTGCAATTGAACCATCATTATATGTTATTACGCCGCTAAAATTGACCGCTGCACCATTTTTTTCAGCTAATACAATTGCCTGTAATGCTTGTACAGTTGAACTATTAGCTAGCAATTTCAATGTTACTTCGCCACCTTTTTCGGCTGTTCTACCTGCAACCATTAAGCCATCTGCACCTTTTTTTATAACTGCAAGCTCAATAGAATCAGGCATCGTTAGCGCATCTTCGTCCTCTGACCAACCTTCAATAGTAATTCCATTAAGAATTACGCTTGATAAATCTAAAGCTCTGTAAATTGCCATTAATTAACTCCTTAAAATAAATAATTGCACACCAAAAAAACTATAATGATTAATTCTCCAAAAGAATTGATATATCAACAAAGTGAATTGCGCCACTAGATTTAAGCCAAATTTTCTTAGCAGTAGCTTTTCTTGCTGCTCTATCAGCCTGACTTTGAGCCGATGTTGGTTGCGACCAAATCAAGTAGCCTTTGTTTAAATTTCCATCAAAACTAGTGTTTCCAGTTGTTGCAATAATATCTGATGTCATTACTTCAGATACAACGCCAGGTGCAATCATTCCGTTACTTAATGCTTGTCTGCAAACACCATCAATAACGCTTACGATTGAAGCCTCACCAGCGTCAGTTTGTGGAACGCGTCCGCTACCTCTAAGAAGGTCATAAACATCAACTTGAATAGCATTTACAAACCAATCGAGAGCGTATCTAACATCAATATAAACACTATTATTAAAGCAAGTTCCCTCTGAATATATTTCGTCAGTTGAGAAATTTGTGTAATAATTAACTCTTTTTCTCTCTAATTCATTAACTTGAGTTAAAGTTAAATTATCAGGAGTTTGACCAGGTAATGACTTAAATTTTGCAGTTATAACGCTGTTAGCACTATCAAAATTAACTGAACTAAATCTTGCAGCTATTGACGCTCCCTTATATTCATCTGCACTCCCTGAATATGTCATCCAAGTTCTTTGTAATTGTTCTTGGAATAATTGATAACTTACTGAACTTGTCTCGCCAGTAACTAAAACAGTTGACTCAGAAGTTTGAGCAGCAAACATATAACGGCCAGTTTCAATATAATTTGATACTGAATTTAAATTATCTTGGCTAAATAATGTATTATCTAAAATGAAAAAATACCAGCTATCATTTAAAGCCAAAATTTCATTAATTGCCTCAGATATTGTTTCTGCATCAGCCCCTTGATCTAATTGAGATGCCGTAGAAGAAGATAGCGACATTAAAACACCAAGATCAACACCTGTTGCAGGAGGTACAGCATAACTCAAAGTTGAAGAAGAACCAGTTGAACCAGATACAACACGAAAACCACTTATTGTAGAATCATAAGTAACAGATACTGACGCTCCACCAGTAGTTAAAGCATTTTGTACGGCAGTTGCAACATCCGAATAAGACGCAACAGCCGTTAAATCTGGGTTTACAT